AATACCGTGCTGTCGGTGTTGAATGCGTAGTCGGTCGAAGTTGCAACCTGTACGCCACCTGCAACGCGAACCTGGTAGGAAGGCAGGTGTCCGAACAGTACCGACTTGGCACTGGTCGCAATCGCAGCCATTCCTGGGTTCTCGATAACGCTGTAGCCAGCAAAGCTGTCTGGCTGTCCAACGTTTACCTGGTAGAGGTACTGACCAGCGTCGTCCTTGAGCTTACGCATTGCACCAATGGTTGCACCAGCAGCCATATATGCAACACCTGGGAGACGACGAGCGGCTCCGTCAAGGGTGTACTGAAGGTCAATCAGGTTGTCAGCGGTGAATCCACCAGTGACACCAGTTCCACCTGTAACTCCCGAACCAGCAGCAGTTACAACACCGTTTGGCTGGTCAGAGCCAGTTCCAGTGGTAAGTGCAGCGTTTACTGCGAAGCCGAGGCCGTTACCAGCCTGGTTTGCGAGGTGCGAGGAGATGTCGAATCCAGCGTCAGCGATTAGCTCGTTGGCGACAGGGATCAACAGACCGTACTTGTAGGCACCAAGAGTGATGCTTGAGTAGGTTGGCTCGGACTCAGCAATAGCAGAACCAGCAGCCTTTAGGGTTGCGGTGCTGTACTGAGTGAGAGTTGGGATGGTGATGTCCTCACCAGATGCTGTATTTAGGCGGTTGCCTACGTCTAGCATTGGGCCGACAAGGCGAGCTACGTCGAATACCTGGTCGAAGAACGATACAGGTACAGTGTCGGATGATGGGACCATTGTGCGACGCTCAAAGGTGTGTGCGCCACGGGTAGCTGCGATCTCGCGCAGGATTTCTGAAGATGAACGCTCGCTGACTGGCTCTGCAATCTGGAAGCCCTTAGCAGCGGCCGAAGCCTCTACTGCGCGCTCCTCGTTGCGGGTTGCAACTGCAATAGCCTCGTCGGCACGACGAATGTCGTCCTCGATGCGGTCAATCTTCTGTAGTTCCTCAGCGGATAGGCCACGCTTCTCGGAGTCTGCTAGGTCAATGACCTCGCGGATCTGCTCAGTGAGATTAGCGCGGACTTCCTGCTGAGTCTTTACGAACTCAGACATTTAGTCTCCTAAATAGATTGTTTACTTGGATACCAGTCGCGCTGACGCGAACTGAACACGGCAGAGCTGACTCACAATCCGATATGTAAATTTTACAGGAGATGTCCGCGGGTAAAGGAAACCCCCAGGGAAAGGACTACCTGGGGGGAACCCGCTCTGTATGCGGAAAGGGATTACCGCTTCTCGTCAGCCTTAGTAACGCGGGTTTCTTTAGCTGGTCTTTCAAAAGGTGTACCGTCTTGGACTTTGCCGTCCTTGTCACCATCACGAGCATCAGGCTTGAACGGCACTGGTGCATCTAGACCAACAACTGCGTCTGCCATCGCGTCTACCAGATTGGCTATCGGGCCTGACTCTGGGTTTCCGGCGACAGCAAGGATCGCCTTCTTGATATCTTCTCTAGTCGCCATATTAGTTTCCTGTCAGTAGTTTGAGTTTCATTTTCTTGAGAGCAAGCATTTCCATATCGCCATCGGACTCTACTTCGTCCTTGATCGTGTAGGAATTGATTGCTTGATTTAGCAGGCGTCCCTCGTCCTCTGAGAGTTCCTTGCCTTCCTCTAGCTTGACCATTGCGTCAGCTAGGGCATCTGCGTCTACTTCGGCTCTTTCTGCAACCTTGTCCAACCCGCGGACAGAAGTTGTGCCTGCCGTAGAGCTGTAAGCGGGAAAGGCAACGATTGAAACCTCGTGAAGCCTGACCGAGTTTAGGGTGCGCTCCGAGCCGTCGTTTGACCAGTCGTCGCCACCTGAAGGTACTGAAAAGCCAAAGCTCATCGAGTCTACGTCGCCACGGCGTAGTAGCTCTGCTGCGTCACGTCCGGCTGTGGTGTTTGGGAAAGTTGCGCTTACGCGTAGTCCGCGGTCGTCCTCGTTTAGTCTCATAGTCCCAGCGCGCGTGGAGCCGAGTACGGTTCCCGTGTCGTGGTTCCAGAGCAACTTGATGTCGTTGCGTGACTCTAGTGAACGCTTGAACGCTCCAGGGGCAATACGCTCAATAAACGGTAGAGGCTCAGACGGGGTGTTGAATACAGCAGCGTAACCCTCAAAGGTCATTCCGTCGCCATCTTCGCGTACCTCGAACTCAATCGGGGTCGTGCGAGTCTCGATCTTTGACAATGCTTCGCCTTTCGCTCGGCCTTCGTTTTCTTCTTCAATTCTAGCAACTACACCTTCGGCATAGCTCAGTGCGCGCTGTGCAGCTCGCTTTGAAGGGCCTGAACCCCAGAGTAGGTGTGCTACGACGCCAGCACTAGGATAATCGTCCGAATCAGGTCGTGCGGCGGGAGAGTCCAGATCAACCAAGTGACGAGCAATCCAAGCCCGAAGCCTAACCCACTTCTCAGCAGTAACAGAACCGCGAGCCATAGCCCGAGCTTCTCGTATAGTTCTTTCAACCAAGCCATCTCCGCCGTAGCCCTCCTCGTAGTATGCGAGTCCCCGTCTAGCGGCTGCTCTCATATAAGCCGGAGGGGCTAGGTTTACATCTCTGAATTCGATTGAATTGGTTTCTTCCTCTGGAGCTGGTGCTTCTGGCAGAGGCTCTATCTCCGTTAGCGTGGAGAACTTATGTCCGACTCTAGTATCAGTTTCCCTATAGCCACCCTCTACCTCTTCCCAGATTGAGATGAGGGCTGCTGGGTCGGCTGGAGTGCCATTTACGCTGACTGAACTGTCGGGTACGTTGATCGTGCCATCTTCGACAATCTCTTTCACCTGTCCGCGAGCGCGACCACCAGAGCTGTTCCAAGATACAAAGCTACCGACCTTGAGCGTTCCAGGCATAGCCCTCTCTCCGCCTGGCTCTAGGTCCTCGGCTAGGGAAAGTGCAACCATCTGATCTATTGCTTCTTGCTTAGTTTCGTGGCAACCCATAACTTCACCGTCACTCTTCTCTACTGCCCAGCCACCGCAGTCTGGGTTACTATCTGAAATGTAATAAGGCATTAGATTGTGTGCCTTAGAAAGCTTATTGAATGACCTGTTTTGGTGCTGACTGCGTAAAGCTGTTCTAGCGGGCCAAGTCCAATTTCAAATGTTTGTTCTTTCTGAAGAACTAAGCCGTTTGCTGTCGTCACGCCAGGACCTCCGATGTAAACAGCATCGGTGTTGTCGTCATTGTGCAGAATAATGTGCGCGTACTGATTGTGAACACCGTCTATCGCTGTTGCTGTCGTACCTACGCTTACTCTGCCGTTTGATAGCACTATTCAGCCTCCGGCTGTAGCTGAACTGAAACTGCGCCTGTGTGTACGAACGGTGGTAGGCCGAGCTTGGCAGCAGCATCTGTCGGGTCGTAACCTGACTGAACAAGTTGCTGAAGCATCTGCACCTTCTGCGTCATAGCAGACAGATCTGCGGCGTCTACGTTTACATTAGCCAGCGGTACACGCACAGTGTTTGCTGACTCGTCGTCAATAGGCTCTAGGTCCTCAAAGCGGCGAACGTCGTTGATCTTGTAATAGCCAGCCTGTAGACCGCGGCTGTAAGCCTCGGTGCGCGAGTTGATATCCGCCCTGAGAAGCCCGTCTAGGCTGAATTTGACGAAAGCAGCCTCTAAGCCTGTCTCTTGGCTCAAAAGGCTTGTAAGAGCGCCCTCTAGCTTCTGAGCAATAGGTCTGAGGGTGTGTGTGACGAAAGCGATGTTGTTCTGCTCTACCGAGGCGTAGGTGTTGGTACCTGGCAGTCCAAGAAGGTGTGGCGGGATGTTGAATGCCCTTGCAACGTCCTCTACGGCCATTCTGCGGCTGTCTAGGAACTGAGCCTGGTCGTTTGGCACGTTGGTTGGCTTGTAGGCAGCACCGCCTGTGATGATCGCGGTCTTGTGCGCCCTGCCCCAGCCTTTGTGGCGTGAGTCAAAGGCTTCCTGCATAGACTTGGCCTGCTCAGCGGTCAGGTTGCCCGGAACCTCTAGTACACCAGAGGTGTGAGTGCCTGAACCGAAGAATTTGCTTGCGTAGTTCTCCAGAGCCTGCGCTAGACCGAAGTTCTCTTTCAGAGCCTCTACGCGGGAGATGCCACGCATAGTGCCTGGCTTTACTACATCTGGGATAAAGATAATCTGTTCGCTACTGAGTAGCTTGTCCTCGCCCTTGACGTCAAACATAACCCTGCCAACGCCATTGCGCTTGATAGCAACGTCAGTTGGGTTCAAGACGTTCATATTGACGATCTCGCCCCTGCGGTTACGGAAGATGCGGATAAAGACGTTTCCGTCTAGTAGCAGAGAGACGATAGCTGACCCGTAGAAGGCCTCTTTGGTGCTGTCTATGTCTGGCTTGGTCACCCAAGCTGGTCGTGGCCTCAGAGCGCGACGTGCGCCCTGTGAGCGTATGTATGCGTCTATGGGCAGAGTCGCTACGGTGTCTGAGATCAAAGAGACGGCCGAGAACACGGCATTTAGCTGTAGGGCGGTGTCATTGTTTACGACAGTGCCTGAAAGCGACTGAGTGTCAATAAAGTCGCCGGACCCCCAGACTGTCTGGAAAGAAATGGCCCGCTTCTCGAACAAGTTGTTTAGCATTAGCTACGCTCCAAGGCAATACCGAATAGGAGTGCCGCGCTACCCGCTAAGATTATTCCTAGCGGCAAGTAAATAAGTGCTGCACCTACTGAAATAAGTGTTGCACCTGCAATTTGCAAGACCGTTGGTGTCATACCTGCCTAAATAAATACTTGTGGCACTATATCTTCCATTCTACCCACGGTAGCCCGTTCATAGGCAATCACGGCTGCCACTGCCGCGTCTATTCGACGATTACTGTTGCGGTTCTCTTTGACAATGCGTGGTCCGATGTTGTCTATCTTCAGAACACAGTTGTCTAGGTGCCTCGCAAGCAACGGATCGCCTGAGTGGGTAAGTTTCTTCTCCATAACAGCGTCGAAGAATCTCGCGGTGGCTTTCACCATACGAGACGGCGATGTAGAGGGGAACTCTACAATCGGGAGGCCCTTTTCCTCCATTAGGTAAGCCATAGTACGTTGCCAGCGGTAAGGGTCGCAAGCAATCTCTCTAACTTTCGGGTGTTCTTGGCAAAATCGGATAATTTCGTTCTCAACGTCGGCAATATCCACTCTCCAGGTGTTGTCGTCGTCTGGACCCTTCTCCCAAGCCTTGATTAGGAAGATATGAGGCTGTTCTTCGTCTTTCGGGATGGTGCAACCGACCAAAACGGTCGTATCGCCTGAAAATGACCCGTCAAAGCCGATTACAAGCTCATCATCGGGCGAAACCTCGTATTCACCGAGTAAATCGTCCCAAGTACCCGTCGGGAGCCAAGTCAGGTTGCTAGAAACCCACTGATTACAGCGTTTTGTACGAAATTCGGCTTCTGGAGTGCGTAAAACGGTGCTTGCGAAGTCCTCTTCGCTGTTTAGGTCGCCAAAACCAGGGTTAGCAAGCTGCCAAGTCGTCTTAGAGCGGAAATCTGACTCCTGATCAGCCTCCCACCACGCCATAAAGAAGCTTGGATCGTCTATTTCGCCCCTTGCGACCTTCTGACCGTACTGATAGAGGCTGTAGGCGATTGAATCTGCTCCGTTTTTGTCTGATTTCTGTCCGGCAGTCGTAATACAGAACATAGTTGCCATATTTCCACGCGCACCTTGCGCTAATTGCATTACATCAAACAATTCACGGGTCGGTTGGGCGTGTAACTCGTCAAAAATGACCATAGTGGGCGATAGGCCCTCTTTTGTGAAGGCTTCAGCGCTCAAAACACGGTAAACAGAGCCTGTAGACGGTATTTCGATGGCATCTCGGTAGATTTTCGCTAATTCTGCGAGTTCTGGCTCGTTTTCTAGCATTCGCTTCGCTTCACCGAACACAATGCGCGCCTGATCCTTGTCAGCGGCGCAGGAATACACCTCGCCACCCTTCGGGCCAGTGAGCAGTGACCAAAGTGCAACACCAGAGGCGAGCGCCGACTTGCCATTCTTTCTAGGAACTCCTACGAGGTTTACCCTTGACCGAAAGCCGTCACCGTCGGCAGCAAAGGCGTGAACTAGAAGATTGCGCTGCCAAGGGCGAAGACGCATAGGCTCGCCAGCACGACCGCCAACAGAGTCTTTTGTAACCGTAGCGAACGTATCAATAAAGTCGCTTGCTCTAAGTCCATAAGACGATGTTAGCGCATCTTCGGGGACTGGAGTCAGCCACTTAGGAGGCCAGCTTTCCATTCTTCTCCCACTTGTCCTGCAACTGTTCTAGCTTCGACCTAGCTTTTACCTCGGCGTAGCCCAACTTGGTGCGGTCAGCGGGTGTTAGTCCTAACCTGCCCATATTGTTCGCAATCATCACCTCTAGGTCGTGGAGCTGACGGAACAACCGCCAGTTCTCAGGATCTGCTTGCGCTCTTTCCATCAACCATAGTCTGCGGTCTTGTTGCTCGCAGACCATTTGCAAAAACTCAGTGTCAGTGCGACTACTAATCCATAACTCGCCTTTGGCGTAGATCGAGTCCCATAGCTTCTGCCCCGCATCGCCTAAAGGGCGCAGGGGGTCGGTGTATCCGCCTGGTAGCGCAATTGTGGCGCTTTCCGCAGGTAGCGGGCGTTTGCCCGGATTGCCGAGCAGTCGCTTCTGCTCAACAGGCTTGGCTGGTCGTCCCATAAAACAAGGTTATCAGAAAGCTTTTGTTTTGCGACAAAATACGCAACAG